TGGCGTTTAACATACCTTCTGTTAACGTGAATCGTGCGACCAGCACTTGGGTAGACCCAAGTACTGGTGCTTCCGACTCCTCGTCAAGTACGAAGATAGGAAAAATCCGTAGCAGCCAGTTTCTGGCCGGACCGGATCTCCTTGTGACTCCTAGCTCATGGCTAGGCATTCACAAGATGACTGCCAAGATCCTATTTAGGGTCTTGAGCAGCCAACTCTGCTATCTTGCACCCATAGGGTCAAGACCGCAGTTGCGTGACATGCTCTGGGTTTCCAGAATATGCACGAAAGCGAGTGTCGAGGGGGATGGATTCCTCCTCGCATTCAAACGTGGGCTCCAGAAAGTTTTCCTTTCTGAGCTCTCCGACACCTCCGTTGCCCTCAAAGAGGAGCGCGGGAGGTGGTACCCTCCTTCATTCCGCGGAATGAAAGATAAGGTCAAGGTGCTCCAATGGTCTAAGATCAAAAGAGCACTTCCACGGCTCTCTGCCGAAAAAGCTAGAGAAGCCGTCGAGGAATGGGTCACAGTTATGACTGGACCTGTTCCTTCCCGACCACTGCCTAAAAGTATAGGCAGTAGGATCGGTAAGATCCCGCGGATGATTAAATCCCCGCGCGACCTAAAACCAGCACCGCCAGATTTCCTGTCGGCAGCTGGTTCTTTGGACCACCCCCGTAAGACGGGTGGTCGGTCCAAATTTATATCGGCGGCTGAGTCAACCCAGCGCCAATATATTTCCTCATCGCTGAAAGCTTTGCAATCAGACGGTGGGATCATCGTGCCTCCATCAAAACTGATGGAATCACGTTTTGCCAAGTTTGTGGAGAGTAATCCTCCTCAGCTTGGCCGCGACATGCTTCCCGTACCTGTACGGGAGCTTGGCGCAAAGATTAGGATTGTGACGAAGTCAGATCCTTCTCTTGTGGCACACGGTCAGACCGTGCGCCGTCGTTGCTGGCCTTTACTCGTAAAGGACCAGCACGTTGTTACAGGCGAGGCCCTTAGGGACCCCGACCTTAACGAAATCGACTGGGGGCCGGTTCCTAACCGGTCTCGTCGATACATCTTTTCCGCGGATTTTACCCGCGCAACAGATGAGTTGTCTCACGAGGCGCTTCGCGCCGTCTGTGAGACTCTCGGAGCTCCCGGACACCTTGTGTTCGAAAACCTCCGTCTCCGTGGTGTGGTCCTCGAAAAAGGAACACCCATGGGTATGCCGCCAGGATGGACTTGTCTATCCTTGGTGCATAATGCAGTCTGTGAGGTGGTTGACCACCACAGGCTGTACCGTCTCAAAGGCGATGATCTCATCGCCATCTGGGACAAAGAGGAGATAGCGCTGTATAAGCGCCTCTGCCTCCATGTAGGGTTGATTGTCAATGACAAATCAGTCCTATCAAGATCCTATGGCACCTTCTGTGAAGGCGACTATAGGAGGGTTGACTACGACACCAAGAGTGGTTGTTGTAGTAAACTTGTGCGGATGCCCACCTTTTCGGTAAGGGCAGCCGCCGAAGGGAATCCCACATCCTATAAGGACTGGGAAACCTTGTCGAAG